GAAGTACATTTCCTTGGCAGCATCTACCAGTGCTTTCTTGTAGTAGTAATCAGTACGAATCTGAGTACCAACACTGGAAGGAGTGGTATTAGGGTTATTATATTTCATGACTGTCTTCCTCGATTAACGGAACTTAGATTGAAACGCTTTCTCAAACTCTTCATCAGACATAGCCAGAGGGTTGAATTCCTTCTCCTTGCCTGCTGTAGTTTGTTTGGTTGGACTTGCAGCTTTACGCTTTGCAGCCCTCTCAGTATCTTCTTGCACAGGAACCTTGGTTCTTACTTCAGCAGGAGCATTGGGCTTACCAAATGCACCTTTAGCAGCAAGAGACTTCCCGACCTGTTCATATGCTTGTAAATCTGAAAGACCACTCAAATTCCCCAAAGCTCTTTGTTTCATCATTTCCTGAGCCACAATATCAAATACCCCATTTGACATGTGTTCATTAATGAGCGGAATAAGGCTAGGTTCATTAGCAAGTGCACGTTTACTGTTCTCATCCCATTCATCAAGGATTACAGTCATTGTCCGAGTGTATGTGGGGGTATGCTCAATGCTATCCAATACACTATCAAGATTGATCTGCGTGTCCGAGACGGAATAATTCCCAGGTGTGTACTTAGGTTCTTCCCTCGTATTTACATCCAGTGGATCAATACCACTGTCCTTCAGTAGTTTACTAATAGCTTCTGGGTTCTTCTTATCCAAATCAATTAGATAAGTAAGTTTACCCTCATCCAGTAAACCATTATTCTCCAACATCTTAAGAATCTTCATGGAAGGCTTCAAGCCTGCCATCTTCTTATTGTAGTTGGCTCCTTGTTGCATCAGCTTAATGGCTTCATCAACGTTATCTACCTTGATATCTTTACCATTAGCTTTGAAGGGAGCCAGCAACTTCTTAAGTTGAGCTTCTGCATCAGTAATCTGAGTATCTTTCTCAGGCTCCTCAGCAGCTTCTGTAGTGGATTCTACGTCATCCCCAGTAGGATTGGTAGGCTCATCCTCTGAAATTGATTCTGGAGCGTCCTGAGCCTCTTCCTGAGACTCTTCTACTTCCACTTCCTCTGGCTGTTCTTCTTCCTGCTGCTCAATGGAAGATGCCGACTCAAAGGTCGGCATCGGAGCATTCAGGAAATCAGCATCAGACATACTTAGTACAGAGTGTTCTTCGCTGTTTCCGCTCATATGTTACTCCTGAATCTCTTCTTCCAGAATTTCTACTTCAGTAGCTTCATCTTCTGGGAGAGCTACACGAGCTTGCTCGGCAAACATTTCAGTACGACCCAAGAATTGACGGAAATAGGCAATACCGACCATCTGATTGTGAATCTCCTTTTGAGAGACTTCATCTTGCATACCGGGATGAGCCAGCAAAGAAACTAGGCGTACTGATTCCTGCTCAAAAAAGGCAGTATCAACCAGCTTTTTCCAATCTCGGTTTTTAGCGAGACGCTGAATAGAATCACCAAGAGCAATCATTTCTTGTTTCTGCTCAATGGAAATACGGATGCTCTCTTTATCGCTCATTTCGTGTGTCCTCATAATGAGATATTAGATTTGACTAATAGGAAGACCAGTCTTCAAAAGGTGGTCCACAATTTTGGTCTGAGTTTGGCTCTTAGCTTGAGCTTCAATACGCTCAACATCTCTAGCCTGTTTAACACCAGCCTCTTGTTCAACATAATTCAGATTTTTAAGGTCTGTATCAGATTGCACATTACCAGCTTGGATGGATTTATACTGTGCATTAGCACTATTTTCAATTGTTTTAGACCTAGTCTCTTCAATTTGAGCCTTCAAAAGCTCCAATTCAAGCATTGCCTTCTGTTGAGCCATTGGATCAGGTTGAGGTTTATACTGTTCAATTCTCTTAGCCAAGTCAGGCATATCTCTCAACCTAGCAATATCACTCAGGATCATCTGGGTCATACTGAAATCCATGCTGTTACCAATAGTCTGGAGCATGAAGGAGAGTTCCTGTGCTTTCATGTTATCTGTTTCAGCAGTAGAGATACTTAGCTTAAGGTCAAACTCCCCAGCTAATTCATCTCTTCTAACAGTAACAAACTGATTATTAGTAATACGTACTACTTCCTCTTCAGAGAGGAATTCAGCATTCATGGATACAAACTTCTTACCCACTTCAATAATGCCATTAGCCAGTCTTCTCAGAATACCAAGCTCACGCTTACTAGCAGCATCCAAAGCTCCTCTGATACCAGCAGCTACATCGCCAAGAGCTTGTGAGCCAAGACCTTGAGAGAATGACTTAACGCCTGTAAGAGCCTCTGCTTCGTTATTCTGATACTGAATCATCATTGCAGCAGACTGAGGAATCTCAGGAGAAACATGCATGTAAATACCCTGACGTGGGTCAGCAATAGCGTTGAACTCGTAATCCTCACCTCTATCAAACTTACGTCTATTGGTTACATCCAGCATATCTTTACGAATACCAGTCTGACCATTAGCACTACGAGCCATGATATCAATCATTGCTCTAGTAGTAGCACCTACGATCTTCTGGTTATCTTCTAAGAGAGCACCATCAGGTTCACCATATACAGAACGAACCACAGGCAAATAAGGAACCATAATGAAAGGGATAGCTTTATCTGGATAAGGATTCTCTTCCAGACGAATCATAGTATTGCCTACATAGGTAGCCACAATAGGTACAGTCTTACCTGTATTATTGATATCCCACCAACCCCAATACTCATACGCAATAAACTTCTTACGTGGTTCATCTTTGAAGTTAAAACCAGATTGGTCTTCTACTACATGGTCAGGAGTATTGAGAGGAGAACTCATACTATCGGAGATTTGGTCTAGATTAGAGTATCTACCATCTTTCTCTAAGTCTGATTTAGAAGTCTCGAAGCTATAAATAACAAATTGAGCAGCAGACAAATCACCATTGCAGGTAGGGTCAACAATCACATTTTGAGAATTAACTATCTCTGCTGTTGGATGATTCTTAATAGCCTTCTCATACTTCACTACTTCAGTACCAGTCTGCTTAGCAATAAATGGCATACCCTTTTCAGCCGAATATTCCACAGAAGCTTTCACATCATCCGGCAGGGAGTTATATCCATTAGGATTCTCCATCTGCATCTGCATAGCTTCTTGCAAAGCCATCATCTGGTCTTGAGATTGAGCAGGGTAGTAAGCATAGACAGGAACTTCTTCTTCTACTGTGCGCGTATAGTTACACCAGCCAGTACGAATAATAGCTGTACCTTCATTTACTGCTGCACGTACATATTCATCAATGAACCTTACCTTATCAATCTTGGTATTGAACTGATAGTTAAGAACCATCTCATTCTGAATAGCAGCATCTCTGTCTTCCCAACTAACAGGAGACACTTGAAAGAGTTCATCAGTACTTAGAAATGGTTCAGTCAGTGCAGGGTATCGCCACTCTGCCTGCTTACGGATAAGCATGGGTTGAACAGATGACCTGCCTACACTCTTCTTAGGCTTAGCTGCACCTTCCACATTAAGGTTATCAAGCCAACCAGTAATCTTATTCACCTGAGAACTATGAGCACTGTACGCAGCATCATAATCAGCCTTAAGTGTTGCTACTGTTGGTTCATTATCCCAGTCAGTTAGTCCCTCTGATTCTTCAGGACTAACCATGTTCAAAATATCTTTAGCCATTGTTTAGCCTCCATTAAATTAGCAGCAGTATATCTACTTTTACCAAAGACTGAACTCTATACAGTATGTATCCTCAGAATTAGGATGCGGATGTAGTATTCTACGTCCGTCTATTTTAACTCTTCAGAGGGGTCACCAATGAGCGAACCAGTATCTAGTACTGCCGTTGCCACATACGGTCTAGGCTTGACTGTACTAATGGGCACTGTGTCAGAAATACCAGCAGGAGTATTCATAGGAGCTTTCGCAGGTTCTGTCGTATACGTACTTACTAACTCAGACATTCCTACCTTTAAGCGTCTCTGCTTCTTTCTCATCTCCTTCATCGTTGGCATTCTAGGATCTGAATATGCAGCTAATCTTATGACAGCTCTAACTGCTGCATGGATGCCTACTAACACAGTAGTAGACAGATCGATTGGAGCCATAGTTGCTTCGGCTGTAGCAATCAAAATAATTCTGGCTCTTATTGCTAAGACGAACATACCAGCTTTTCGCGAGGGAAACTGACTATGGAATTACTCATGGAATACTTAAGCACTTTGAGTACTTTAGGGTTACTCAATGCTGTGATCT